GCTGTCGGCAACGTAGATGCTCAGATGGGTATTCTGCCGCAGGGTTCGCAGATTGTGAACATTCTCATAGATCAGGTTGTTGTTCCGGGTGGTTCTTCCACTTCCACGATTTCTGTTGGTAATGCTTCTGGTGGCGCTCAGTTGTCGGCGGCTGTAGTAACCACGGCTGGTGGTCGCTTTACTGGCACTACAACGGCTGCAACGCAGCTTGCTTGGCAGACCTCCACTACGGCTGATACTCCGCTGTGGGTGCGTTATGCGGTGGGTACGGCTGCTGGTGTTGGTCGTGCGATCATCACGGTTGTTTATGTCCAGCGTACCGAAACTGGCGCTCAGAATCCTCCGTCTAGCTTGTAATGGTTTGAAGGGGGCTTCTGCCCCCTTCTTTGGATTAGGAGAGATATAATGCGTCCTGCTGTTTATACAGTTACGGGAACCCAGCAATCAGATGTATATACGCCTAGTGAGCGTGTGACTCCCTTTAATGTGGGCCTTGGCGTTACGGTTACTGGCACCAGCAACTATACTGTCCAATATACCTTTGATAATGTGTTTGCATCAAACTACAGCCCGGCATCGGGTAATTGGGTCAACCATCCATCATTGACGGGGCTTACTGCTTCGGCTGATTCTAATATCGCGTATCCGGTTCGGGGTATTAGGATCATTGCAAACTCTGGTGCTGGCTCTGCAAGGTTGACGGTTATTCAGGCTGGCGGCGGAAAGGGGTAAGCCATGAGTATTTCTTCATCCATTACTGGCGGTCCTGCTAATAGTGATGCGGCGCAGGTTTTTAGCCTTCTTTCTGTGATTGCGAATCCTGAAAGCTATAATGAAAAGCTAAATGCTTTGGTTGCGGCTACCGAGGAAAACAAGAAGATTATTGATCTTGTTGGTTCGGCAAGTGAAATCCTTAAAATCCGAGAGGAAATTGAGGAAGATAAGGCCGATGCAAAGGCTATTGTGGCTGACGCTAAGAAGAAGGCTGCTGACATTATTGCGAAGGCTGACAAGGCCGCTTCTGCTACTCAGAAAACGGCGGAAGAAAAAGCGAATAGCTTGATGGCAGAATCTTCTAAGGTGAAGGCTGATGCTGATTCTTACCTATCAGAAGTCAAAGAATTGAAGGTCACTCTTGAGTTAGATCATAAGGCTTTGGTTTCTGCTAGGTCTGAAGCCGAATCTGAGAAGCAGCGCCATTCTGTTCTTTTGGGTGATCTGGAAAAAGAGCGGGCGTCATATTTCCAGATGAAGAAGGTTTTGCAGGATAAGGTTTCGGCCTTTGCCGCTGATATTGCGTAGGGACACTTTGAATGTCTGTAGCGCCTAATGTTGGCATTGTAGAGTTTGGCGTCTTTAGGGCGCCCGATGCTGGCTTGGATGGCGTTCAAGGGCAGGTTCCAGGCCCCACTTCTGCCGAGGCTGGTTATGTCCTCTCCACCACAGGTTGGGTTCCGGGTGGCGGTGGGGGTGGAAGCGGAACGGTTACTAGCGTTGGCGTTAGCGGCGGAACCACGGGGCTTACCTTCTCTGGTGGGCCTGTTACATCTTCTGGCACTATCACAATGTCTGGAACGCTAGACCTAGACAATGGAGGTACGGGGGCAACAACCGCCGCTAACGCCCGCACTAATCTTGACGCGCAGAAAACAATCACATCTGGAACGGCCTCGCCGTCAGGAGGGGTAGATGGTGACATTTACCTACAATATGTATAAGGATTTCAAATGTCTGATAACGTAGGATATACGCCCGGCTCGGGCGCCACAGTTGCAGCCGATAATATCGGCGGCGTTCTTCACCAGCGCGTTAAGATTGGCGTCGGGGCAGATGGCACGGCAGTTGATGTAAGCGAATCCAATCCGCTACCTATGCAAGCTGTTGGCGAATTGATCGAGGCCATTGAAGCTATGCGAATGGCAGTCAATAAGTTGACCCGCACGATTGGCTTTGCATTACCTAATGCTCAAGGCTTTCCGATTATGGAGGCTCGCCAAGGAACTGCCGGTAACTTGCTTATGACAGCCAGCCTTGCCGGTGGCCAGACTTTGGCGACCCTGAGCAACCAAACGCAGATCGGGGGTTTTGCTGCGAATGACCAAGTTCCTTCACTAATGGCGATTCGCGCTTCTTCCTTCCGTCGCAACATTACGGTGACATGACATGGCAACGACAAACGGCAACCGCAAAATTCTTGACTTGAAACAATGGGAAGCTGCGGCGCTTTGCCCGGTATCTTCGCAGGCAGGTGCCTTTATTGCATCATCGCGGCATTTTCGCCAACAGCAACTTCTTGTACGAAGCAATACTGAAGCCTTCATTTACAACCCAGCCGAAGATGGATGGGTGGAGTTAGCAAGTCCTGGGCTTGCTGGCACGTTTGGTGCTGGTGCGGCTGGCGTGTCAGGCGCGTGGTCAACAGGCTCAACGGTTGGCGCGGCATCACTGACTGCCACGGGCGGCAGCACAACCACGATTATCACAAACCAAACTCTTGCGCGCGACTTGCGTGGCTACAAGGTCCTCATTATGGCCGGGCCAAACGCTGGCGCGGTTTTGGATATTGTGTCCAACACCATCGGCGCGAGCGCGGTTATTACCGTTCCGGTGCAGGTGAGCGCGTTTTCTGCTTCGACGGTCTATCGCCTGCTGACGCCGCGTTGGTATGTGGTGGGTGCGGGCACTTTGGCGGCAGCATCCTTTCGCGTTTATGACTACGCAACCAACACATGGACAACGCTTTCGCAGACCGGCTTGCCTGCAACTTTGGGCACTGATGGCAAGATGATAGCAACACCTTCGATTGTGGACGGTGATTTCAAAAACTTTGCTACCGGGACCGCAACCAGCGCCACGGCCACCACGCTAACGCAAACAGGCAAAGCCTGGACTGCTTCGCAGTGGGTCAACTCGCAAGTTCGCATTACTGGCGGCACGGGCGCAGGGCAGATTAGAACCATTACGGCCAGCACGGCTGACACGCTGACCGTTGCCACTTGGACCACAACGCCAGACGTCACCAGCACTTACGCCATTTCAGGCAATGACAATTTCCTTTATTACATGGGCAATAACGCTGTCGCCATGTATCGCTATGACATCACGGCAAATACATGGTCAACCTTGTCGCCCGGCGTTTCGCGCGCTGGCGCTCCAAACGTGGGAATGTCAGGACATTGGATTCATAGCGTTAAGGAATCTGATTGGAATGTAGAAAACGCAATTTTGAATGGCCGCTACATCTATTCCTTTCGCGGTAATGGCGCCGCGCTTGATCGCTACGATATAGCTGGCAATACCTGGGCTGCGCTGACTTATAGCCCTGCTGCAACATCCGTTGCCGCTGGAACCAAATACGCTTTGCACGACGGGTTTATTTACTTTCAGTTCAACGCGACGGGTAGGTGGTTTTATTTCGACATTGCCAGGAGTGAGGTATTTCCATGGGGCGTTATGCTGTATCCGCAGGGGGCAGCAGTAGTTGGTGACACGGCTTTTGACGTGATTTACAAAGACGGCGCAACGGAAATTTTTTACATCTACATGCTCCTCAATACTTCCAACATCTTTCTTCGACAGGCGGTGATCTAATGACAAATGCTGAAAAGCTGGCGATTGAAATTGCCCGCAAAATAAACCTGATGCAACAGCGCACTTCCGCCGCAAATGTTGGCGAAAGGGAGCGCGTTGCATCGTTTGATGTGGAAATTGAAAGGTCGCAAGCGATGATTGATGACCTTGAAGAAAAGATAGCAGCCGAGGGTTAATTCCTCTCGGTAATCTGCCATGACGCTATTAACGCTTCTTCAATCACAAGGGGCTGCCCCACCTAAAACCATGTGGATTAAGGTGGCTGGCACTTGGCGTCAAGCAATCCCGTTTATTAAAGTGTCAAGCACTTGGAAGCAGGCGACTCCTTTCATTAAAGTATCAGGGACTTGGAAGTGATGGCAAAGACCCCGGCATGGCAAAGAGCAGAAGGCAAAAGCAAACTCGGCGGATTGAATGCCAAGGGCCGCGCTTCGTATAACCGCGCCAATCCCGGTAAGCCTGGGTTGAAACCGCCCCAGCCGGAGGGCGGCCCAAGGCGCGATAGCTTCTGCGCCAGATCGGCAGGTCAAATGAAGATGTGGCCAAAGGCCGCTAAAAATCCAAAGAGCAGGCTTCGGTTGGCGAGGAAAGCATGGAATTGTTAACTTGCACCCGGTGTGATGGTCAGAAAGAAGCTTCATTGAAGTTTTTCCCGCCACACAATAAAAAGAAAAATGGATTGGATAGCTGGTGCCGCACTTGCCGCAATGGTTATAGGTCTGAAATTAGGCGTGGTAATTACCGCAAAATGGGTTGCGATGATGTTACTTTAAAAAATTTGTTATCTAGCAAAGAATGTACTATTTGTGGAGAAATTACCAACAAACTATCAGTTGATCATTGTCACAAAACAAACAAAGTCCGTGGTATTCTTTGTCAAGAATGCAATTTAGGTCTTGGTAAATTTAAAGATGATCCTGAACTACTTGAATTTGCTAGGATTTATTTGCTGGCTTTTCATGACGCCCCAGAAGCAATTGATTACTTGGAGGTAAATTCATGAAGAAAAAATTAACTAGCGCCAAAACAGCCAATGATCCCAATAGCCGCATCAACAAAAGCCTTGGAGCCTGGAAATGCTGACATGAACGAAGGTGAAATCCAGAGGAATCTAGGTTCGCTATCAGCGAAAATGGAAAATATGGAATCCCGCTTAGGTGACATGAAGCGGGATATGGATATTCGGTTTGAGCGGCAAGATGATAGGCTTGATGAAGTCATTAAAACACTTAATAAGTTGAGTGGCGGCTGGCAATTCATTATGATGATCGGGACGGTTGTGGGTATTGTGAGCGCCCTTGTAACCGCTTGGAAAATGGGATTCATGAAATGAGGCAGATCAATCAGGATGGTTTGAATCTTATCAAACAATGGGAGGGGCTTCGTTTGGAAGCCTATCTCTGCCCTGCTAATGTGTGGACCATTGGTTACGGTCACACCCTGACAGCAAAGAAGGGCATGAGCATTAGCGAGGCCGAGGCTGTTAATCTATTGCGTGGTGATTTGGCTAGGTTTCAGCGTTGTGTGGAGAGTGCGGTTCAAGTTACCGTGAATGATAATCAATTTGCTGCCCTTGTGTCCTTTTGCTTCAATGTTGGCGAGGGCGCCTTCCGGGGTTCCACCCTTCTGAAGAAACTGAATGCCGGTAACTTTGATGCTGTGCCTAGTGAATTGGCGCGGTGGAACAAGGTCGGAAAGAATGTATCTGCCGGGCTTGTTAATCGCCGGGCGGCTGAAGCTGGCTTGTGGGTGAAGGGCGCTTATGTGTCCAGTAACTACATTGAGCCTTCTGCCCCTTCTGATGGTAAGGGTTCTGCCGTGGCTGCGTATGGTGGTATTGCTGCTGCCGCCGCTACTGCCGCCCCTGCGCTTCAAGCCCTTAGCGGGGTTCCAATGTGGGTTGGTGTGGCAGTTATAGCCGCTATTACTGTGATTGCCGCCATTGTTCTATTGAGGAAAAAATGATTGCTTTCGGGTTTATTTGGGCCAAGATTAAGGCGTATGTGATTGGCGCCGTCGCCGTTATTGGTATCTTGATGGCTGCTTTCCTTTCTGGTCGCCGGGAGGGCAAGGCCGTTGCCCAAAAGGATCAGCTAGAAGGAACCTTGGACGGTTTGCAGAAGGGCAATGAGGCTGCCGCCCAATACAAGGGGAATGGTGGCGCTGTGGATGCCTTGGAAAAGGGGAAGTTTTGAAATACGTCCTTCCTTTTTGTTTATTGGTCCTGGCCGGTTGCGGGCATAATGCAGCCTTGGTTTGCCCAAGCATTGTCCCGTATAGCCCTAGTATTCAACAGGGCGCGGCTACTGAATTAAAGGCTTTGCCTAGCAATTCTATTGTTGCTAGAATGATGGAAGATTATGGTGAACTTCGTGCCCACATTCGGGCTTCTTGTAAATAGGAGAGTGTTATGAAGAGTATGAAGCCTAAGATGAAGAAGATGGGTGGCGATATGGAAATGTCCACACCTCGTTTTGCTGCCCGCGCCATGCGTCCGGGTGGCATGAAGAAGGGCGGTAAGGTCATGTATGCCAAGGGTGGCGGTGTTGAAATGAAGGGTAAGACCAAA